GAGCGGGGACCTCGAGGCGCTGTGGATGAAATATCACTCGCAGTGCATCCAGTCCCTATTGACGAACTTCGAGACGTCGCTCGATGAAGGCCTCGAGCTCAAGGCGCCGTACGGGACCGAATTCAACATCGACGATTTGATCTGGATGGTGACGGCGACGAAGACCAAGGCCGCCGCGGAAGCCATCGGCGCCGGCGCGCTCTCCCCGGATGAGGCCCGCCAGAAATGGTTTGGCCTCGGCACCGTGAAGGGCGGCGACACGCCGTACATGCAGCAGCAGAACTACTCGCTGGCCGCGCTCGCCGAACGCGACGCCGATTCGCCGTTCTCGAAACCGGCGCCCGCCGCGCCCGCGGTGACGGCCCTCCCGCCGGCGCCCGTCGACGACGCCGCCGAGGAAAAACAGTTCATCGACACGCTGACTAAATCACTCGAGGGACTCCACCATGCGGCCTGAGGTCCTGGCGGAACATCTGGGGCAGACGATCCGGGGCCTGCTGGGCCCAATGGCGCTGAGGGTCGCCGAGCTCGAGGTGGGTGGTGGGCGCGTGGCCATCTCGCTCGACACCCTGCACGCCTCGCTCGGCGCCCTTGGCACGCGCCTCGAGGCGCTCGAGGTCCGCGCGCCGCTGCCGGGGCCGCCCGGCCCGCCCGGCCGTGATGGCCTCGACGGCAAGGACGGCCTCCCCGGCCTGCAGTACCTCGGGGTGCATGTCGCCGGCAAGACCTACGACCCGGGCGACGTCGTCACGGCGGGCGGCTCGGCCTGGCATTGCAGCCGCCCCACGACCGGCACCCCGGGCACGTCGGCCGACTGGCAGCTGATGGTGAAGCGCGGGCGCGATGCGCGCGGGGGCGACCGATGACGCTCGAGACCCTGGCCAACGCGAAGCTCCATCTCCACGTCACCGATCCGGCGCGCGATGCGGAAGTGACGCTGCTGCTCGAACACGCGAGCGCGTTGATTTACGACTACATCGGCACGCGCGCCGATCCGGCCTGGGATGAGACGACCGCGCCCGACGTCGTCCAGGCCGCGACGCTCAAGATGCTGGGTTACCTGTGGGCGCACCGCGGCGACGATGTCGTCGTCGTGCCCGACGAACATATCTGGGAGGGGATCTCGCTGCTGCTGATGCGGACGCGCGATCCGGCCCTCGCATGAGCATCGGCGAGACGCGGCACCTCGTGACGTTCCAGGACCCCGGCCCGCCCGTCTCCGACGGCGACGGCGGCGCCACGTTTACGTGGACGGACCTGGCGCCGGCGACGTGGTACGTCAGCGTCGATCCGGCGGCGGTCACCGACCAGGAGCGCCTCGCCGCCGACAGCGTCATCACGAAAGACGTGGTGCTGGTCCGCGGGGCCTATCACCCCGGCGTCTCGACGGCGACGCGGATGCTCTTCAACGGGCGCACCTATGCGGTCGCCGGCGTCCGCAATGCCGACGCGCGCGGGATCGCGATGGAAGTCTTAGCGGTGGAGACATGAGCGCGCGCCTGACCTTCGTCGGCCTCGCGGGCCTCCGCGACGCGTTCAAACGGCTCCCGGCCGAGCTCAAGGCGGAAGCCGTCACGCTCGTGCGCGATTCGGCGACGCAGGCGCAGCGCGCGATCGTCGCGCAGTACCCCGCCGGGAAGACGGGGCAGCTCCGCGCCCAGGTGCAGGTGGTGTCGATTCCCGCCGCCACCTACGGCACCGCCGCCGCGGTCAAGAGCCAGGCGCGCTACGCGCGGTTCTTTGAAGAGGGCACGCGCGTGCGCCAAACGAAAAACGGCTGGAATCGGGGCCGGATGCCGGCCGCGAACGTGCTGGTGCCGACCATGATCCGGGTCCGCGCCGCGCTCTACCGGGATCTGGCGGACGTGATCCGGCGGGCCGGGTTCGAGGTCCGCCTGTCGTGAGCAACTCCAACGAGGTCCTCGTCGCGGTGATGGCCGCGCTCGCCGCCGACGCGGCGCTGCTGGCGCTGATGCCCGGCGGGGTGTTCTTCGGGATGAGCCAGGGGCCGGCGACGCAGTTTGTGGTCGTGACGCTCGAGACGCACGAGGACTCGTACCAATTCGGCGGGCCGGCCTTCGAGCGCTTCGTACTGCGCGTCGCCGCGGTCGAGCAGGCCGCCGCGGATCTGAATGGCGACGCCGCCCAGGCCCGCATCTACGAGCTCCTGCAGGACGTCCTGCTAACGATCGCCGGCTATGACCACACGCTGACGCGGCGGGTTGGGTTCGTGCGGGAGATCCAGCTCGACGACGTCGACCGCGCGAACCGCTGGCAGCACCGCGGCGGCCGCTACGAAGTGATCGTCACGCCGGCCCCCGAGGTCGCGCGGCAGGTTCCCGATGACCAGGTGTTCTCAGAAACGGAGTGAGTGATGGCGCGCATACATGGCAACCGCGGACAAATCTTGATGGACCCGACCGGCGGCGCGACCGTCGTGGAGGTCGCGAGTATCAACGCATTCACGCTCGAGATGACGAGAGATTTCGTGGACGTAACTTGCTTCGGCGACACAGAGAAGCAGTCCGTGGCTGGGTTGAGGGACATAGGGGGCTCGTACAAGGGATGCTACGACAAGGCCTCCTACATGGTGATCTTCGATGCCATTGGTGGCGCGGTTGCGGTGATGTTGCACCTGGTGCCGGATCTGGTTGATCCCACGTACCTCTGGAAGGGCCTGGCGTATCTCGACGGGTCGATCGATTGCAGCGCGAGTGGCGCGGTGACGCACGAAGGCAAGTTCAAGGGCGCCGGCCCGTGGGTGATGGAGCCCTAGTCGGACGATGCTGCGCGGTGTCGTCGGGATCGTGAAGTGGAGTTATTACCGCGCCGCGGTGATCGAAGGCTACCGGGTCGTGCGGCGCGAGCAGCCCCACCACGACAAATGGGCCCTGACTGCGACCGTGGTGATGGCCGATGCGTTCAAGTTGACGCAACGGCCCCTGCTGTTTGAAGCGCCCTACCAGGGCGGCGTGTGGCGCTGGCCGATCGAGGCGTTTGATCTCGTGAATGGAAAGCTGACGGCCCAGCTCGGCCGCCTAGAAGGGGAGGGGACGTGGACTCGCGTTTTATCCGGCCAGACGTCCGCACGCTGACGATCAGCCACGGCGACACGCTAGTGGTCCGCGCCCGGCTCACCGCCGGCGAACGCCGCGCGCGCTTCGCGCGCATGTATCTGGCGGGCGTGGACGGCAAATTTACCGTCAACCCGATGCAAGTCGGCCTCTCGACGATCACGGCGTACCTGCTCGACTGGTCCCTGCGCGATCACGACGGGCAGACCGTGGCGATCCGCGACGTCCCGCTCGCCGCGCTCGAGCAGACGCTCGACCAGCTCGCCGCCGAGGACTTCGACGAGATCCGGCAGGCGATCGACGCGCACGAGGCGGCGATGGACGCGGAACGCGCGGCCGAAAAAAAAACCCGACCTGGCGTAGTCATGTCCTTAGTGACCTCAAGCTCGCCGCCCACTGCGGCTGGCGCTACGAGTGGGTCCGTGACCTCGACGCTGACGTCTATGAGCTCCTGATCGAGATGGTCACCCATGAAGCGAGCTAACTAGATGGCGGTCACGGGCGTCCTCCAGGCGGACTTCTCCGCGTTCTACACCGCGGCGCAGAAGGCGGAAGTGTCGCTCAAGGGGCTCGAGGGCGGCGCCGTCAAGGTCGAGGCCTCCCTCAATGAGATGGGCACCGCCCCCGTGGGGCCGATCAATACGCTCCACGGGTCCATTACCCAGGTGGATCAGATGCTCGCGTCGGCGGGCATCAATGTCGGCAAGTACACCTCGGGCCTCGGCGAGATGGCCGCGATGGCCGGCAAGACCGCCAGTCAAATCGGGGTCATGGCGACCGGGGCCGCGATCTTCGCCGCGGGGATGACGGGCTGGAAGATCGGCACCTGGATCGGCGAGACCACCGGCTGGACGGACGCGATTCAAAAGAACATCGAGGCGTGGATGGGATGGTCGGCCGCCGCCACCGGCACGGCGGCGCAGACGCGAGAATTTGTCCAGGACATCCAGGACCAGAACGACGCCTATGCGGTCTCGTCGGAACGGCTCGCCGCCGCTCAGCAGAATGTCCGCGGCCTGTCCGCGGCCACGATCGACGCGATCGCGATTGCCCAGAAGAACCACGCGACGACGGAGCAGATCACCAAAGCGTTTGGGGTCACGGCCGATGGCCTGCGGGTGCTGGGTGAGCGGCAGAAGCTCGCCGGCCAGGCGGCCGACGTCCATACCAAGGCCCTCGAGCAGCAACGCGCCGAGGCGGCCGCCCTCGACAAGACGTACGAGAAGTTGATGAGCGACGTCTCGAACGCCAACCAGCTCGCCATCATGGAAGCGGATCGCGCGGCGATGGTCACGGCGGAGATGAAGAAGAAGAACGACGCCGCGGCCAACTGGATCGCGGCCAACGTGAAAGCGACGGCGGCGGTCGAAGCGACGGCGGCGGCGGAAGCCGCATACCTCACCGAACAAGACGCGCTGACCGCCGCGACCGATGCGCTCGCCCAGGCCCATACGGCGGGCGGGGCCGCGGCGGCCGCGTCGACCGCCGTGGCCGTGCAGGGCTACGCCGGGGTCGCGCAGCAGGTGCAGATCACGGGCGACGCCATCAAGGAGTGGATCAACCTGATGAAGTACAGCGCGCAGGTGAATGCGATCCTGAATCAGAACTCGCTCTTCACGACGCAGTCCCAACTCGACCAGATCGCGAACCTTGGGAAGCTGGGCGGCGGCGGGGGCGGGCACACGTTCCACAACACCTACAACATCGTCGACACCGAGAGCAACATCGCCAAGCGCGTGAGCGACAACATCATGCAGACCGTCCGCGCCGGGACGCAGGTAGGAACGGCATAACCCCATGGCCTCCGCCACTGACTATCTCGAAAACCAACTCATCGATCACCTGTTCCGCGCGACGATCTTCCCCAAGCCGTCCTGGTTCTCGGTCGGGCTGTTCACGGCCGCGCCCAGTGAGGCCGGCGGCGTGACGGAACCCGCGGCCGGCAGCTATGCCCGCGTGATCTACCCCGTCGGCAACAACGACTGGCTGGCGACGCAGGGCGGCACCGGCACGAGCAGTGGGACCGGCGGCCTGACCCGGACGGCCGCCGCGATCACGTTTCCCGCGCCGACCGCCGACTGGGGGACGGTGACCCATCTGGGGGTGTTCGATCATGGGGGCAACCTGCTGCTACAGGGGCCGCTCGCGGTCCCGCGGACGATCCGGGCGGGGGACCCGGCGCCGGTGATCGTGGCCGGCGACCTCACGGTGATGGTGTCCTGATGGCCTTCGACGCCCACGCCAATCTCGCGATCACCGCCGTCGCGACGCCGCCCAGCCCGGCGAGCTCCGGGACGACGCTGGTCGTCACGGCCGGCCACGGCGCCCGCTTTCCCGCCGCCCCGTTCAATTGCACGGTGTGGCCGGCGACCGAGATCCCGAACCCCGCGACCGCGGAGATCGTGCGCGTCACGGCGCGCAGTACCGACACGCTGACGATCGCCCGGTCGCAGGAGAGCACCAGCGCCCGGACGATCGTCGCCGGGGACCTCATCGCGGTCACGATCACGCTGAAGACGTTGACCGACATCGAAGCCGGGATGAATTTCCCCGCCCTGGGCACGGCCGACGTCGGCGGGCTCTCCATTTCCGCGACCCATGCCGCGGGCGTGCTGCGCCTGGCGAGCGGCGGCACCACGCCGCGGCTGACCCTGGCGGCGGATGGCAAAGTCGGCATCGGGACGACGAGTCCCGTGGCGCTCTTATCCAATTCCAGCGCGTCGGATGGGAACGTCACGGCGAACGGCCTGCAATGGGTCACCGCGAACACCGACAACTATGTCGCGTACTTCAAGACGGGCAAGTATGGCCTCCGCATCCTAGACACCAGCGGCACCGGCGAGGCGATCGTCGCCACGGGGAACATCACGATCCTCGCGGGCTTCTTCGCGGGCGTCGAAATGACCGCGCCGGCCGCGCCCGCCGCCAACGGGTTTCGGCTGTACGGGGAGGACAACGGCTTGGGCAAGACGCGGCTGATGGTGCGCTTCGGGACCGGCGTGCCCCAGCAGATCGCGATCGAGCCGTAGACCCCTATGGCCCGCCGCCCCGCCCCGCCGCCCCGCCCGTCGCCGCATCCACGGTATCTCGACGTCAAAGTCGCCGAGCTCGAGTTCCGGCTGGCGCGCCAGGCGGCCCACGCGCAGCTATTGACGCAGATCCAACGCGAGTTTGACGAGCGGTTCCAGCAGGCGCTGCAGCCGCTTCTCGCGCGGCGGGCCGCGCAGTTCCGCGCCGCGGGCCTCGACAGTACGAAGCAGTGGCAGTTGGACGACGTCACGCAGACGATCGTCGAGGTGCAAGGCTAAGCGATGTTTGGTGGCACCTATTTCGCGGGCGCGGTGTTCGGCGGCGTGGCCCGCGGCGGCGCGATGGCGGCGTCGCTGGCGGCGTCGCTCACGATCCCGATCACCGCCCAGGGCCATCTCTATCCGACGCCGGATCCCCGGACCGAGGTCGGGATCATCCTGGATGGGGCACTGTCGACGCATCGGGTCCGGGTCGCCGGCCTGGAGATTCGGGACATCCTCAACGATGCTCCCAATACCTGCCGCCTGACGATCGAAGGGCTGTCGGGCGACGGGTTTCCGCCGGCGGTCGGGCAATCGCTGCGGATCACCCTCGCCGGCGGGACGCTGCTGTTTACCGGCGCGCTCCAGACCGTCGAGCAAATCTATGAGGGGCTCCCGATCCATCACGCCTGGCGCTGCACGGCGATCGACGACACGGCGCGGGCCAACGCCCGGCGCCCCTTCGGGACCTGGGTCCTGACCTCGGCGACGACGATCGCCCAGGCGATCACGCCGGCCGGCTTCTCGACGGCGGGCATCGAAGCCGGCCTGCCGCCGGTGTCGATCACCTTCGACGGCACGGACACGACGATCGCCGCGCTGGCGCGCCTGGCGACCGCGATCGGCGGCTATTGCAAAGTGGAAGACCTCACGGTCTACCTATTCCTCGAGGACCTCGCCGCGCCGCCCGACCCGGTCGACGCCGCCCATCCCCCGCTCAACGACCCGCCGATCCAGCAGGCGACGGACAGCTCGCAACTTCGGACGCGCGTGTATGGAAAGGGCTACGGTGAGCCCGTCGCCGCCGATCTCCTCGCCGGCGAAACCCTGGTCCCGATCCAGGATGGCGCGCAGTTCGCGCCCGCCGGCGGCCAGGTGATCAGCGGCGCGACGCCGGACGGCGCGCAGTCGAACATCCTGAGCTATGCGAGCGTGCAACGCCGCGGCGACGGCGCGCTCGTGGGGGCGGGCGCCGCGCCGACGAATGGCCCCGTGCTGGCGCTGGCGCCCGGGAGCGGTGTCGAATCGGGCGTGCATGGCTACGCGCAGGTCTGGGTCACGGCGGCCGGGAAAACCACGCCGAGTGCCCTGTCGTCGATCACGGTCGGCGCGATCACGGGGATCGCGGACCCCACCGTGATCGGCACCGGCGGCACGCAGGCCCGGAACGTCGTCGACTATGTCGACGGCACGCTGACCGCCGGCGCGACCTACGATTACAAACTCACGCACCGTCGGATCGCGGACCTGAGCGAAACCCTGCCCACGGCCGCCGCGTCGGGACCGGTGGTCCCCGCCGCCGGCGACAACATCATCTATTTCCAAAAATCGTTGATGCACGCCGGCACGGTCCCGCCGAGCGGCTGCGTCGTCGTCTGGTATCGATCCAAAAACGGCGGCGGCTATTTTGAATGCACCGCCGTCGATAACGCCAGCGGCTTCTACGTCGACAACACCGCGGATGCGAACGTGGGCCACGCGATCCCGACGGTCAACAACACGACGGGCGGGAACCGGGTCAGCTATGCCCGCGTCGCCGGCCCGACGGGCACGACCGCGCGGGAATACTATCGAACGGTCGCGGGCGGATCGCAGCTCAAGCTCCTCGCGACGCTGAGCGACAACACGACGCTGACGGCGGGCACCGATAGCACCGCCGACGCGGCCCTGGGCGCCAACGCGCCGACGGGCGACACCTCGGGCCTGACGCTCGTGGCCGGCCAGGTCAACGCCGGCGCGGTCGCCCTCCCCGTCTCGAGCGCGGCGCCGTTCCGGTCGGCCGGCGGCTGGGTCCTCATCGGCCGCGACCAGGTCGTGCGCTACACCGGTGTCAGCGGGGGGACCCTCACCGGGATTCCCGCGACGGGCCCCGGCGCGATCACGACCACGGTACTCTATGGCAGTCAGGTCTTCCCCGCGCCGATGCTGGTCGGCGTGACCGGCGTCACCGCGCCGATTGCGAAGGGGTCCACCGTCGCGATCTGGGTCCAACGCGACGACCTCCCGGCGCAGGCGGCGCAGGCCGCGCGCGCCGGCGGCGACGGCATCGTGGAATTCCTGATCATCGATCAACGCCGCGGCGTCGACTCGCTCACGGCGCGGTGTGACGCGGACCTCGCCCTGTTCGCCCAGCCGATCGTGACGGTTCAGTATGCGACGCGGGACGTTAAGACCAAGAGCGGAAAACCGATCGCGATCACCCTCCCGACCGTGTCGATCGCGGAAGTGCTCACGATCCAGGAGGTCACGATTACCGAGATCGACATCGCCCGCGGCCTTGCGCCGCGCTACAGCGTGCGCGCGTCGACGGTGCGCTTCTCGCTCGAGGATGTGCTGCGGCGCCTGGTCGCCGTCACGCCGACGGTCACCCGATCCTGACAGGAGGACGTATGGATCTGATCGTGCTCGTGCTCATCGTCGCCGTCGTCGGCTGGATCATCTATCTGATCACCACGAAGATTCCGATGGACCCCACGCTGCGCCTGGTGATCCAGATTGTCGCCCTCGTCGTGCTGGCGCTCTACCTGTTGCGCCGGCTCGGCCTCCCGAATGTGTTGTAACCGAAAGGACCCCTGATGGCCTGCCCGAATTACCTGACCGACGTCCAACGCGTCGCCGCCGAAAACCCGGAGGCGTGGCGGAACGCGCACACCGGCAACGCGCATACCGAAGACTTCATCCGCATTCTCGCGTTTGAGCTCTGCGAGAAAGATCCGCGCGTCGGCCTCAACGGCAAGCGCGGCAACCCGGCCGACATCAGTGATGACGCGCTCAACGTCCTGGACCCGATCGACGGCCCCGGCCTGACACCGGAAGGCCAGCAGTGCTGGGTGGTCGATGTCATCATCGGCGCCGGCGGGCCGGACCCCGAGCCGAACTGGAACGCCTATCCCGACGCGGAATCGTCGACCGGCGCGCATGTCGTCCCCGGCCCGCCGCCCGTCGACACGTCGAAGGTGTATCCCTATCCGGACGAGCCGACGGCGGGCCAGGCGTATCAGGACCGCATCACGGCCGCCTACACGGAGGCCGGCCGGTGCTTCCCCGACCCCGACGACCCGACCGCGTTTCGCCACTTCATGCGCTACGGCTACTCGTCACACGAGATGCCGGAACCCGAGGCGGCCGACAAACATATCGCCGAGCTGCGCGCGGAGCTCGGCCTCACCCAGCCCGAGGTACTGTAGATGCCCACGACCCCACGCTCCCAGATGGCCCTCGCGACCGATGCCAACTTCCAGCGCCGCTTGTCGTCGCTGCTGGTCTCGGAGGCGCAAGTGATCGCCGCCGAAGCCGACAGCGTCGAGCACCACGCCCAGCGGCGCCAGCTCGCGCAGTCGGTGATCACCAACCCACTCGGGATGGCGCAGGCGCTCGGCCCGACGATCACCAACGCGACCAATCTCGTCGCCGCGACGACCTCGTACAACTTCGAGGCCGCGGCGATTGAAACCTCAGCGACGGATGCGGAGGTCCGATCGCAGATCGCCAGCCTGTGGGACGTCATGGCGGGCGTGTGATCGCCTGTCCTAAGCGCTGCGACGTCGCGACGCGCCCCGAATGGGTCGCGCCCGGCCGGTGGGTGTGCGCGGCGTGCGGCACCGAATTCGCCGGCCCGCTCGCCGCCGCCCCGGACGACGACGCGCCGCGGCCCCTGCGGGTCGAGGCGGCCGGCGTGTCGCGTTCGAGCGGGCGGACGCACACACACGCACACACACGCGGGGCGTAAGCCCCTGGAGCCTCGGCGCCCGTTTACCGGGGGGTGACGGCGCCACCCCCCGTCCGGTACCTGACGCCGGGCGGGGGTCCTTTGGATTACAAAGCAGTGTGCACAGATTGTGCACGCCCGAGGCCAAAACGTATGGAAACCAGTGGATTAGAGGGAGGTCGGCCGTGGCCCACTCGGCGGGCCTGGAGGCTCGTTTCCGCCTGTTTTTGCGCCTATTCCGAAGGATTGGGGTGGTGGACGACGCGAGGATCGAACTCGCGACCTCTGCGTTGCGAACGCAGCGGTTTGCGCGAGTTTGTCTAGGCTTTTCTGGTGGTGACCGCGCGCGTGTGCACAGAGTGTGCACGGCGGGGCCGGGTTTTGCCGCCCACCAGTTGCAGCGTGGTCACCGTCGCCGGCGTCTTCGGCATGAGCGCGGCCGGCGCCACCGTCTCCACCGCGGCCACCATCTCGGGCGTGATCGTCTCCTGGTAAATCCCGATCAGCACCGTCGCATCTTTCCAGCCGCCGATCTTCTGCACGACCCCGATCGCCTTCTCGCCGCCCTGGCGGATCATCCGCGTGGCGCCCGTGCGGCGCGTGGCCCAGTGGAACGTCAGCCCGCGCTGGGCGCGGCCATAGGGCACGTTCGCGCGCCCGCAGGCGCGCTTCAATGCCTTGGCGTAGCCGCCGCGGCGATCCCGCTCCGTCTCCGCCCCGCGTCGGCCGGGAAAGTACCACTCGGGTGAGGCCGGATCGACGGGCACGGCGTCGAGCGCGGCCCGGAGGCGCGTGGAAATCTGGACGGTGATCGGGTCGCCGTTTTTGGGTTCGCGGATGTCGAGCGTCGTCCCGTGATCGTCCGCGCGCTTCAGGTCGAGGATGTCGGTGAGGCGCACCAGGCCGTCGAGCCCGACGCAGAAGATCGCGTAGTCCTCGGGCGACAGCTCGCCGGCCAGCGCAATCTCTTCGGCCTCGCTCATGGTGCGGCGGATCGGGTCCACGAATTTCAGGTCGGGCAGGCCGTAGAGCGGGGACGCCGCGATCCGCTTCGCTTCGACGGACGCCGACATCACCTGTTGCAGGACGTCCACCTCCCGATTCACGGTGCGCGGGCCGGGCGGCTTGAGCACGCGCCTCTTCCCCTTCGGCCCGCCGAAGTGTTTGATCACGGTGCCGCGCGCGAGGCGGTTGGTGCGATAGGCGATCACCTGGGCCACCCAGGTGGGGTCGTCCAGGTGGACGTGCCCAAAGGCCGCCCGCAACCGCGGGATGAGGCCGCGCTCACGCTCGGCGCCTTTGTTGCGCGGCAGCACGTGCGTTTCGTACCACGTCAGCTCGTGGTCAAACGTGGGGCCCGCGTCCTCGCCCGCCTCGGCCTGGACCGGCAGGCCGTGCTTGACCCCCGACGCCGTGAGCGATCGGGCGTGGAAGAGCGTGTCCGCCAGGGCGCGGCTCTGCTTGCGCTCGGTGGCCGTGACGCCCTTGAGGATCTTCGTCGAGTGCCGGCGCTGCGCCTTCGGCGCGCTGGGAATGTACATCCACCAGTACGGCGAGCCGGCGCGTTCGTAGACGCTCATCGCGCGCCACACGACACCGCAAACGCCATCAGCACCAGCGAGAGAAT